GACTAAACTCGTAGACTATCTTAAAATTTCTATTCACGATCCTCAAAAAGGTGGTAATCCATACACCTATGTAGGCGCGGGAGGCAAACCTGTACAGTCACCGAATAAAGCAGGTGATAATGAAGGTGGACTGGTAGGTAATGTGTTCTTGTATTTACCTACAGGTTTGAAAGAAAGTTATACTGCAATATACAATGAAACAACCTTGGGTGCTGCAGGTCTTGGTGCTCTACAAGGTGCGTCAAATCTTACTCAAGATAATGTAGTAGATACATTACAAAAGACAGCAGGAGCATTGAAACCAGAGTTCTTGATGAACTCAATATCATCTGCCATTGGTACAGTTAACTCTACTCTAGGTACGGCAGGAAGCATTGATGGTAACGCTCTGTCTGCTATCGCAACGAAGAAAATATTCAACCCTTATCAAGAGGTAACATTCAAAGGTGTACAGTTTAGAAATCATAACTTCACCTTCAAGATTGCACCTCGTAATTCAAAAGAAGCAAAAGAAGCACTAAGAATTTTCCAAGTCCTTCGCTTCTCGATGCACCCTGCACTATCTGGTTCTAATGAGGATGCATTCAAAAATATGTTTAGCACTGCGTTAAATAGTAATGATGAGGATACAAAAGCAACAGCAGAGGGAGCGTCAGATCTTCTCAGCACAAAAGAAGGTGAGACTCTAAACAATGCTAGGTTCCTAAACATCCCACACTATTACAGACTCGGTATTGTTCGTGTAAAGGCAGAAGAAACTGAGACTGGTGAGGATCTTAGAATCACTGGCGATGGTGGATACCTCAAACAGATTCACACATTCCCTGCTAAGGTTGTGCTTGAGAATCTTGAGTTGAATACATCACCTGATAACTTTATGAATACACTGAGAGATATTGCTGATAATAATTGGGACTATGGTCCTGTTGCATACAGTATGTCTCTTACATTCAAAGAAACTCAGTTCCTTACAAGCGATATGTTCCCAGAGGGTAGATTTTAATGGCATACTTCAAGTACCTACCTAACGTCTTCGTTAGAAATAGAACGTTCTTAAATGGAACGCATCCTTATGAACTGACTGTCAATATCTTTCGTCGTATCAAGATCAGAGATAAAGTTGTCGGTCAACTGCTAGGGTTCACACAGTATTCTATCAAGGAAGGTGAACGTCCAGATATGATTGCCAAGAAAGTGTATGGTGATTCTGGTTTGGACTGGATTGTTTTACTGTGCAACAACATTATCAATGTGAACAACGAATGGCCCTTGACAAGGGATGAGATGTTCAAAGTATGCACTGACAAGTATGGTACTGCTGATGCAATCAGTCACTACGAAACCAAAGAGATTAGAGATCAGAACAATAATATTATTATGCCTGAGGGTATCGAGGTCAATGAGAGTTATCAGTATGTAAAAGCAGACGGTACTTTAATGCCCAAGAATATGTCTCGCTCACCCATCAGTTATTTTCAGAAGATGGACGAAGAGAATGAATATAAACGTAACATACATTTACTACGTGGTGCTTACGTGGATGATTTTATCAATGAGTTCAGAAGATTGTGCAAATACTTACCTAGCGATGAAGTTGATGTCAATGGCAACAAAAAAACCCCTACCACATTGGCAGAGGAGTTCATTGGTATTACAAACTACAGGAAACCAAGTCAGAGCACAGCATCAACTGGTTCAGCACGTGGTGGTGGATCATCTACAGCACTCATTGCATCTGGTGGTGGCACTTCTTCATCAGCATCTTCTACTGCAACTGAGGAGACTGTAACAGTATCTACTGGTGAATCATCTACAGGTAGCACAACAAGCAGTGGAGACACATCATACACTGGAACTCAGACTGGTAGTGGTGATGTTGATAACACATCTTCTTCTTCCTCTTCTAGCAGCAGTGGCAGTAGCAGTAGCAGCAGTGGTTCAAGTAGTTCCTCAGGATCTAGTTCCTCAGGTGGAGGATACTATGGTGGTGGCGGTGGATATTATGGAGGCGGATACTAGTGTTATACATTGAAGGTTGTCAATCTCTAAAGTTAGAGTGCGCCCTTCGGCAGTTAGGTTTTGTTGATATAGGTTGGAAAACAGTAGCACACGCAGGTATATTTTTTGTAGAACCAGTAGGAGTTCCCGACGTACCAGACGGAGACCTCCTAGGATTTTTAGTGACCATTCCATACGCAGAATGGCGACGTCCTAAACTTAAGACGACCGCCAAACGTGCGTTAGATTATGCTTTATACGGTTAGAAACACCAACCGTCTTTCTTGTAGAAATAACACGGAACACCGTGTTCGTTATGTTCATTAGGTCTGAACCAAGGAGTACGATAATAATCCCTGTGATAATGATGATGGTGGTAATGCTTACGCTTAGGTACTGGTGTGTACCAACAGTTCCACGTGTCAAAAATTTTATCGAAGACACAGTGTGAGGGTTTTACCTCAAAGTCACCACTCCTCAACCTCCTATGATTGTGGGATGCCATCGCAGGTGATGCAATGGTTAGTGCAAGGAGTGCAATGGCAATCTTTTTCATAGGTTCTTTACTCTTCTTCTGCTAGTTTAGCAAAGTATGAGAGAGTGTCATCCTCTGTTGTGCCACTTGTTGAAGCGGACACTTGCTCTGACCAGTTAGGTGCAGCAGCAACAGGAGATGCAGATGTGATGTCAGGAGCATTGAATGAACCACGTCCTGCAGTCTCATCTTCGAGTGACTCATCGATACTAAGAGCAGCAGTCTTAGGACCAAGCACAGACTTCAGACGAGTGTCAAGTTCTTCATAGGACTTGAACTGATCTGGAGCAGTGAATGCTGCAAGATCGTGAGCAGATGTATAGATTTCCTCAAGTTTTGCATCATCAAAACCACCCAATGTATTAGGTGTAGTGAAAGAACTATCATCATAGTTCCAGTAACCTGCAACCTGCTTGATCTTCAACTTGAAGTCAGCACCCTTCCAAAGATCGAAAGGATTGAATGCGGGTTCTGGATCGTAGTCGTTCTCGTTGGGTTGCATCTTTGCCATAATCTTGTCAAAGATACGCTTCCCATACTTGTAAAGGAATACCTTGCCTTCGTTCTCAGGATTCAATGGATCCTTGACAACGTAGATGTTGCTGTAGTAAGACAACTTACGCTTTTGCTTACGTGCTGTGTCTTTGTCTGACTCGTTACCAGAGTTCCAAAGTGAAGAGTTAAGTGCAGAGACAGGATCCTTTTGACCAAGGGTTGTGAGAGAGTTCTCAATGTACCAACCACCAGGACCTTGGAATGCGTGACTCCAAACCTGTGCCCAAGGAAGTTCTGCTCCTTCAGACTCTGGGAGGAAACGGATTACAGCGAACCCATTGCCTGCTTTATCTACCTGTGGTTTCCAGAAGCGTTCATCTACCTTCTTTCCTCCACTGGACATCTTTTCGATTTCTTTAGTCAGGTTAGCGAAAGAACCAGACTTTTTCTTAAGATCTGCGAATGCCATTTGTTTAGTGTTTTAGTGTGTAATGTGTTTTGTACTACCCAGTAAGGGTAACGTACTATTTAGTCATTGTCAAGGTGCTTACGCATTCCCCTGAGTTTCGTTTCCATATCATCAAGAACCTCGTTGATGTGCTTCCCACCCGAATACATTTCGGAGAGGGTGTCGATCTTGTACTTGATTTGTGCTGCCTCCTCATCTGTGTGTGACATCAGAGCAAGTCTAGCATAGAATACCTTTTGTTTGGCGATCAGTTCTAGGGTACCCTCTAGATGTTCTCGTTTGCTGACGTCATCTAGTTCAGCAAACTTGACTGATAGTTTTGCGAGTTCGAGATAGAGTTGCTCCATCTCTTGTACTTCTTGTCGTACTACTTCTGATTCGTAGAATGGGTTACTCATATGGGTAACACTCCTCTGCTAGTTCGTTTAACATAGTTTAATTCTTGGGCATTAAACTTAATCTTATCCTTCAGCGGTTTGCTGATGAGTTTGTTAACAGTGTCAACTTCAATGTCAAGATCATCACAGACAACAATGACAGCATCGATATAGTTAACAAGTCCGTTGCTGTTCTTAACAACGTCTTCCACGGCAGCGGAGAATTTCGCTTGGGTCATAAATTTGTCTTTGTATTCTTTCATTGTAGTTTAGACTGCATAAAATCGTTGATGTATTCGAGAAGTAATTGATAGTAATAGTCCAGATCATATTTCTCAATGACCTGCATACCTCCTTCTTCAGTGGCGATAAGGGTTACAATCTTATCAACCTTGACACCACACCGCTCGTAATACATCACAGCGTATGCAGTTTCTTGAACAAAATAGTTCTCAATCCAGTTTAGTTTTTTAGGTTTAGTAGAAGTTTTGAAATCGATGATTGCTAGTTCACCGTTGTACTCAGCAACACAGTCTACTCGACCTGCAATACATAGATGATCACTAAAGAGAGGACTCTCTAGAAGATGAATGTTGTTAATGTTCTTGAGTGTATCCTTGGCGGTCTTAAATAAAAAAGATGCAAGAGGATTCTTGTCATCAAACTTGACAGTTTCATTCTTCAAGTAACATTCTACCATACTATGAAACTTATTGCCACGTGATGAAGCACGACCAGAAATCTTATTCGCTTCTGCCTCTCCGACACGCTTCCGCCACTTCATAATTTTGTCCTTAGTACGATGACTAGTGACTGTAGTGACAGATGGATACCATTTGCCTTCACCAACTTCATAAAGACGAAGACCGTTGGTTTTAGTAACGGCATTCATTTCAGTCAGTGGAACTGGAGGTCCCACTAGATTAAACATAATTAAAAACCAAGATTGATTTTGCTGATTAGATACTCGCGTACCAAACCTGATCGTACGATGTCTTCGATACCAAATTCTACGCAATCAAACGAACTCATAGTCTGAATGATCTTCATAAAATCTAGGACACCGTTCTTCTCATTTGTTTTGATGAGGTCAGACTGTGTGTAGTCACCTGCGAAGATGATCTTACAGTTCTCTCCCACCCTTGTAATTATACTATCTAATTCGTGAAAGTTCAAGTTACTGAACTCATCAACGATGACAATACAATTATCCATCGTGACACCACGGATGAATGATGTTGACCAGAATGATACAGTCTCCTGTGCTCTAAGATTATCGTAAAGCATTTCGAATGCAGCATCATCTGGCATCTCGAACATATACTTTACCATATTCTTATAAGGAATCTGGTACAGGTTAGACTTGTCTTCGTGGTCACCTGGGAGGAATCCAATCTCCCTAGTAGGCACAAGAGATCTAACCATATAAACCTTCTCATAATTATTGGATGGTTCTAGAACCTCCTTCAGTGCCATATACAAACTGATAAATGTTTTACCAGTACCTGCAGCACCGTGTAAGCATAGGTTCTTACCCTCACCATAAGACTTAAAAACCCTCTCCTGATTAGGAGTGATGGGTTCAATGGTCTTAAGATGTTCCAGATTAATTGGTTTCTTTCTTCTCATCTGTTTCGCTGAGCGTGAAAAGGATTGTACTGGGGTCTTTCTCTTGCGTTGTGGCATAATTTAGGTGAATCTACTGAGGTTCGCTGTAGGATGGTCTGCTTGGATTTTAGACATCACTTCTTTGAAACCTTGAGACTGTTTGGGTTTACCATAGACAGTACCGTTGTTTTGGTCCCCGAAGTATCTTTCTAACTCGGGATGCTCTTCTTTATATTTATCGAGATCTGCGATCTTCATCGAGTTAGTGATGATCTCTCCAGTCTCTTTGTTTCTCCAATCGTAGGTTGGCATTAGTCTATCCTAAGGCAGGGTTGTAGGTCGGCAGCATAAGAATCATCAGGGCAACCACAGTCATCTTCGGGACACCACTCAAGTGCACTAGAGATCACTGGGAAGTTACAAATGAAGTGTTGCTTAACAGTATCAGCGATTTGCTTATGCTCTAACTGAGTACCATTCTTTTCACGCAACTGAATATAATGAATCCAATTTCTTAGATTACCTGTCATATACAGTTTAGTTGGTGTTGCCAAAGGCAATACAAACCGTGCACACTCCTTAGCAATACCATCATCTACCATTTGTTTGTAGAGATTCATTGCTTCATCAAAATGTTTGTTGATTAAGATCTCATATTTTTGTTTAGTGAAATCATCAACATCATCGATGCTGTTCTGTCTGTTCTTAGTGTCCTGTCTGCGTAGTGCAAACAAAGGAATATTATTCTGAACCTCCGCGTAGCGTTGCGAAAACTCTTGGAATGTAAAAGAACGATGCCTCAGAATCTGAGCAGCGATGGCACGTGATGTAGTAATCTCAAGAGTCATACTTGCTTGCTCAAATACAGACCAGTGTCCGTGCTTGATACAGTATCTAAGTAACCCTGCTACGTTAGGGTTCTCTTGGTTCTTAGGATTACTCACGCGAGCGATGTATCCAATAGTCTTTTCAGCGTCAGGTGTGACAGAGACTAGGCATACTTTAGTTAAATCTTTAGTCACTACTAGTAATAAACCTCGTTAAAACAATCATACAAAATGCGTGGAGATAGTTCAATGATTTCAAACCAAATAGGTAAGGCATTAAACCATTCCAACATACCATCAAAAGTAATGGTCCGAGCAGGAAAACTCCAATGAATTTTCCTACGTCTTCGGGGGTAACCTCATACTCTGGTTGATCTGGTTTATGAATCTTCTTATCGAGATCCATTTTATAGATCATTTTTTCTTTCCAGGTGGGTTTGGTGGGGTTGGATTCGGATTCCATAGTTTAGGTGAAATTCTTCCTTGTGTTTGTACAAATCCTTTGAATTTCTTCTTGTATTTGTCGTAGTAATGGTCAAAGGTTTCGACTTGTCCTCCCATCACTATATCATATTTTGGGTTGTCTTGCTCGTCAAGATACGTGACGATGTAAGAATTGTTTGGAAGGTCGCGCTGTTGTGCGTCCTCAAGTTTTGCGTTTTCTTTGATGAATTTCATTACTGAGGTACAGGGTTTGCATTAGCACCACGGTTGCCCCAGTTGATACTAGGGAATGCTTCCGACACCACGTTCTTTGTGATACGGTATTTCTTGTGCAGTTTCTTGTCCTTTACAAGACAAAGAACCTCTGCCTCATCTTTGTACAACCCTTCACACATTTGAATGAACATATTCTCACGTTGCATACGTGGTACATTCTCAGCACCACCCTTGATGAAGTAGAAGAACTTGCGTCCCTCTTTCTCTAGAAGAGTATGCTCTGTGCCTTGGGGTGCATCGTTAGGTGTGTAAGGTACATCACCTGCGGGTACAATAGACTCTACACTATCATCAAAGTTCCAGATGAACAATGACCTGAGTGCCTGTGAGTTATTTTGTTGAAGGATTTTCACCTTCTCTGCTTTTGTCTTAGCGTTGTGTGCTTTCTGCAGAATTTCAGAGATCATAAGTTTGAATGCCATAGTTAAAAGTCTCCTATTGATTGGAGCAAATCATTTAGTTCGTTTTCTACAAGGTACTTCCACACATATTTTCGTGCGGGAGGATTAAAACTCTCATAGTTATCTATAATCTTTTCTTCCACCTCTTTTGGGATACAAGAAAAGTCTACCAGAGTTTTGTTCCTTTCGTAGTTCTTTTTGCTTTCCTCAGGGATGTAGTCAAGATTTTGAACCCATACATCAATCTTCTTGCGTGCTAGGGGGCGCTGTCTGCGTCCTTCTGTAAGGCAAGTGTCGTCTGACAGGACGTTGGGGATTCCGTCGCTCCTGTCGCCTTTGAGGATGTGCTCAGAGAGGTAGATGTGAGGGTCTATACCGTTGACCCACTTCTTCAGACAAGGATTGTACTGAGTGACAAATCTAAAACGTTGGAGTTGAATGAAGTCTTTATCTCCTGAGAGAATCAAGACCTTCTGAGCAGGTTGCATATTGTTTTGCAGTCTTATGTTCTTCAGACCTTGGTCCTTAACAATAACTGCAATGATGTCATCTGCCTCAGCACCATCAACCTCAACCACTTTGTATGGAAGTGCTTCTCTAAACTCATCTTTAAGTTTGTTTAGTAATTCGAAGATGTTGTTCCAGTTGTGTTTAGACTTCTCTCTATCTTTCTTTCGTGTACCTTTATAGTACGGAAAGTATTCACGTCTCCAGTAGTGTTTGCTGTCATAACAAAGGACTAGTTCGCCGTACTCTTTCCGAAACTCGTGGCGATAATTTCGCAGTGAGTTCAGAATCATATGGCGGACTAGTCCTTCCTGTAGTTCTTCAGATTGTGTCAAACTAACCATAAGGTTAGCGATCATTACCTGATTCATATCGACCAGGATCATAACTTAGTCGTCATCTTCAGCATCTAGTATATCATCATTATCAGTGAAACGCAAATACAGCAGTTCGGAATGATCTATATTGCCGTCCTCGTCTAGCATTTCTGGATGGATGATTGCCTTGGCATAGGCAGCGTTGTCAATGTAAGCATCAACATAATCTTTCGCTACCCACATAACAAGTCCCCCGATGAGGAACGCTCCGATGATTGCGAAGACATATAATGCTGTGACCATTGGTCTCTCCAAGTAAGGTGTACAAAGGGATAAAAATGAGACCTCCTATATCGCTAAAAGTATTTATAGAAGACCTTGGGATCTAAACTCCCCGATTGTTTCGTTACAACCGCCCGTCTTCTTTCCATCAACAATTAACTGAGGAAATGTAGCAGATCTACCGAACTCATCCCAGAATTGTGGACGAGTAAAGTTCACATCAAGTTTCTGTTCTTGAAACTTCCACCCCTTCATCTCATATAGTTTCTTAATCTTGGTGCAAAAGGGACATCCATCACGAGTGTAGATGATAGTATTACTTGGCATAATTTTAGAGAATAAAAAAGGGAGCGAGTGCTCCCTAGTATCTAGTATAGCAGACAGAATTAGAAAGCGTATTTTACACCCAATTTTCCACCGAATGCTGTGTCTTTAACGTCGTCAGTCAAGAATGAAACTTCGCCGTAGACTCCAACTGCTTCAGATACAGCAACACCAAGTCCTCCTTTACCAGAGAATTCAGTCTTACCATCTGCACCGTCAGTTGAGATCAGACTAGGACCTGCTTGCACATAGTATGATGCAGCACCTGTTACACCTTCGTACCCTACGTGAAGATCTGTCGTAGCGCCAGTGTAATCGGATCCTGACCAACCTGCGTTGGTTTCTACGTTGACATATGGACCTGCAAGGACAGCAGATGGGGCAGCAATAGCGGATGCTGCAGCAAGAGCAGCGAATGCAGTTTTAATCATTTTGAGTTAAATCTCCTTAATTTAATAGTGTGGACAATTCGTGTTTACGATACGCTTCGAGCACGAATGGTTATTTATACACAAATTATTTCATTGTGTAACGGAAAGAACATATGTTCTCATCGATCACTCGACCACTTCTCCTTGTATTTGAAATGTCCAGAGCGATCATACACCAAACGATAGTTATCTGTCAACACGTAATGTCCTGTTATATCTGAACCATCACAGTGATACCCATAGGACACGATAGATTCCTCCACACCATCAATACGGAACTTCTTTGCCCTGTCTGTCAGGTAGGAATGGTAGTATTCATCAAGGTTGATCATTGATCTCCCTCAATTTGTTTGCACAATACTCGATCAACTCGTCACGGTAACCCATAAGTTCATTGAAGCACTGTTGATTGTGTGCACAGTTCCTTAATGCAGTGTCAGGTTTGTGCAGACTCTCCAGTAGCAGAGTCATCCCCCGTAGTTGTTGATCCTTGGTCGCCATCCAATGTCTCCTGTGTTGATTCCTTAACATTATATAGTGAGTTGTCTAATCTGGCAACTTCACCGAGAGGTGACTTGAAGAACTTTCGGATTTTTTTAAGTTTCTTCGCTGCTTTCTGTCCATCTCCAGACTTGAGTGCCCCTTTAATGGCATCCAGTTCCATCCTAGATTTTAGAAAACGGCGATCCCAATAGTCCATCAGTCAGTATCCTTTATTATAATGTTAAATTGCCTTATCTGTGTGGGTTGATAAAGCGTCCTATTACTATACCACAGGTTGCTTGTTTTGTCGTGCATTTGTTGGAACAGTGCCATCCTAGCGTTACGTTTATATCTAGCGGTCGTTGCATCCTTCACAAGAACTTTCTTTGGTAGGTTCTTTTGACTGGGGAAGTATGGTGATGATGGTCTATCACCAGTGGAGAATTGTAACTCCCTTGGTGGCCATTGAATATTCATAACATCTTCCTTCTCGTATCTCTTACCGTAACTATACACATTTGATATGCTTACGTTACCGAACCATCCATATCTGTCAAACTTATATGTGTCTCCAGAGTTATGTTGACCCTGACGTGTAACTCTGATCTTCAATCTGAAGAACAATCCTTTGTCAGTGTCGTCATAGTAGTCGGTATTAAACACAACATCGTTCCCTAGAGTTTGTTGTTCTAACCAATACTGGTGGAATGATGTGGCATTACCGTTGTCATACAGGAAGAAACTCTGGAAGATCTCATTCATATTAACTATGTACTCTGCACCAGTGACACTACGGTTGTTAACCACCAGTTGCTCAGGTTGTCTAGGGACTGTGATGTCAGAGTAACTACCAAGAGCAAGGTCTTGAACCATACCCTGTGTTTCAGTCACTGCTTGACACTGGTCCTCGTTGATTGCAGTCACTCTGAATCCTAACTTGGAATGAGTAGGACCACTCCAGTCTTCATCTTGCTCGTCAAAAAATTCATCTTGATCGTCAAAGATCAAATCAATCTCTTCATTCAATCTAAAACCACCACTACCCCAGTCTTCAACACTATCAACAGACCAGTCAACGTAAGCATTCTCTGCCTCGATCACTGTGTACTTGAGTCTAAGTGAGAATCCATTCTTCGCAACGACATCAACGAACCCTGTGTCATTATCTGACATAGAATATACATCTTTACCATTAATAACCCTGATCCTTGCTGCTGCTTTGTCGTAAGCATCTAAAGGAAGGACTGCTGACTGATTCACAACTCTGTTAGTGATGACAGTTGTGTAGTCTGTTTTGACTGGGAAGTCATCATCGTCTGGAGATTTCTCCCAACACCACAAGTCACCACTGATAGGCAAACCACAAGGTTCAGTAATCTCAGGACCTGATTGTGGTTGACCCTCTGCCTGATCTCTGCTCTCAGTCTGATA